GCCGCTTTTGATTTTATCAAAGCAGCCGGTCTCTATGAGTGGTCGAACAATAACTCCGAGGCCGCGCGGGTGAAGTATATCGATGGCTTAGTTCTCTTGACCCAGAAGAAGCTTCGCCAGTACGGAACTAAATACTCCGATATGGCGGAATTCTTTGCTGACGCCAGGGCGTCGAAAGACCTCCATGGCACAGCTTAATCTGGTTCTGGGAGACCTACCGAGTTGGATAGGTTTTTACCTTCCACTACTAAAAAAGGAAAGCCTAAAATGGCTGTTTCATTGACGTCCCCCGTTACTGGGGGTGCCCAAACTGGTTTCACGGCCCCGACGTACACTCATGTCCTGGATGCTGCTCAGGATACGAATGGACGACAGTACGCTGTGACCGCCCTGGGAGGTACGCAAGCAGGTGTGCGGGCCCATGCTCCATCGGACCCATTTACCTTCCTCATTGTGAGGCCCAAAGTTTTTAAGGCTTTGGGAAAACCACATCCTGTCACAGGTCAATTGACCAGCGTTCCGAAGAACACCTTCCTGATCAAGATTGCGAAAGGAGCACTTCCTCTCGCAGGACAGCCGGCGAGTGTGATGAACATTCGCTGTCTGCTCGAGATCCCGGCAGGTGCGGACACGGCAGATCCGGCTAACCTACGTGCAGCTATTTCGCTGCTCGTTGGTGCTCTAACCCAAGTTTCAGCAGGGTTAGGTGACACCTTGGTTAACGGCGTCCTCTAAATCGTAAAGATTGAGAGGAGGTACCGTGGACAAGAGGAGTGGTTTGATTGCCCTCATCGCTGCAGTTATCTTCGTTTCCTTCAATCCTGGCATTTTCTGCGAAGCAGAGAATGTTAGTTGCGAAGGTTGGGTGAGTAAAATAACCCGTCAAACGGAATAACTGCGCAAAAGGAGCGAGGTATGCAAACATTTGCTATCGCGTTTCAACACCTTCAAGCTGACCTGCCCAAAACCGACCACATCCTAACATCGGATATGGATCGTCCATCGGCAGAGGCGCTGTGGCTTCGCAATTCGTTCCTCAAGAAATATGAGGACGCGAAAAGCGTTGATGCGGACCCTAAGGCGCTCGAGCTCTTTTTACGGAGCAATGAGCGCTGTAGGTTGTTCGCATTAAACCCGCAGTACCTCTTTCAGGACGTACTTATCGAGGAGGTCAAAAGCCTCTTCGATTCGTACTTTCACGATGGCCCAAACCTGACATTAGACCTAAGAGAAATTTCTCAAGGTTTTATGACAGGCCCGGGGGCCAGTAGAGGAGTGATATCGGATAACTTTTACACAAAGTTATTTGATTCAGACCTGACTGGCACAAGCGATCGGCTTTACCGGGACTACCGGTGCGCTATAGTTGACTGGCCTACGTGGAGAACCGCTGAAATTGCGCGAGAGCACCACGTTGGGCACACTATAGTAGAGGGCAACCGTCTTTCATTTGTTCCTAAAACGACGGCTATTTCGCGTACAATCTGTACCGAACCCAATCTTAACATGCTTTTTCAGAAAGGGATCGGATCCTTCCTTGAACAAACTCTTGCCAGACGTTTCAATCTTTATATGTCTGATCAGCAGTTTGTGAATCGGAGGATGGCGCGTCTTGGTAGTATAGATGGATCATTTGGTACCATCGACCTATCATGCGCGTCTGACAGTGTGTCTCTCAATCTTCTCAAGGAGATTCTACCACCTTATGTATACAGGTGGCTGGCTCATACGAGGAGCCCTTATGCCATCCTTCCAAATGGCAAAAGGATTGAGCTACACATGGTATCGTCTATGGGGAATGCCTTTACTTTTCCCCTACAAACGCTACTATTCGCGTCCATAGTTGTTGCTAGCTACGGGATTCTGGGCATTCCGCTCATGGACCGTTCCTCAAAGACCATGAACTTCGGCGTTTTTGGTGACGATATTATTGTAGTTCGAAAGAGCTACGATTTCGTCGTCAAAGCGCTGGAGCTATTTGGTTTCGAGGTGAACGTCGACAAGTCGTTCAATACTGGCAACTTCCGTGAGTCTTGTGGAGGGGATTACTTCCGCGGGTATGACATCCGTGGAGTATACTTAAAACACCTCTCTACAAGCGCCGACGTTTACTCCATCATCAATCGTCTAGTAAGGTGGAGTGCGCGCTCTGGTATTAGATTGCACCGTACCATTCAGTATCTGTTGACATTGGTTGATTTCTTACCAGTGCCAGCTGATGCTGGTGATGCGGAAGGCATCAAAGTACCAGTCGCCCCTCCAGGGCTCCCTCGTGACAAACACACAGGTGGCGTGATATATAGCTATCTGAGTGCTAGACCGATGAGCTTCAAGGTTCCGACCGACGCTGATGAACTTCGATACTATCCGTTTTCTCAAGGGAAGAAAAGAGAAATCTTTTTCAACCCAGACGGACTGTTGACAAGTTTTGTTGGAGGTTTTATACGGAACGGACGTGTCTCGGTTAGATCTAACCGGGTCAGGTTCAAAATCCGTCGTAGAGTCACTTCAAGCTGGAGTGACCCTAACGCGGTAGGGGCTAAAGAACCCCTAGGCAGCCTCTGGAAGGAGGCTGCCGAGGCGCTACTAAGTTAGTAGCGCACACCCAC